CTCATGAGTTTAATCACTTTTTAGAGTCAATAGACTGGATTGCTCCTCGTCCTTCAACATTTCGTGTAAATTTATTAAACGGTCAAAGTTTTATTCTTATATTTGGAGATCGTAGGTGGATAGCACAAGTTGAAGGTAAAAAATATTATCTACTAAATCTTGACGAAGAAGAATTTGCTGCTCAAGCTATTAGTCGTATATTACAATACGGACCAGCTAGTGGAGCTGATACTGAAGAAACCTCGGCACCCGCAGAAGCACCAGAAGATAAACCAGAAGAAAAAGTAGACGTTAACGTAGATACAGAAGCATAATGAGTATATTTGATAAATTTTTCAAACAATTTGCTTATAAATTTGA